AATTTAGGTGATTATTTGTACTAATACGAAGTACTAGTAACAGAGCTTAACATTCCGGACCAATCACCGAAATCTCCATGGCTCTGTACTGGGTCTGACACGCCACCTACCTCTCCAGAATCCATCACCTTCTAAAGAGCTAGAGAATCGTGCGGCTCTGCGATCCCAGCGCATTGCCTCTGGAATTTCAAAAACGCTCGCGAGGTCAAGAGAAAACCAAGTCCGCAAGAAACCCAGTAGTACGGTAGTCTGTGATCAAACCCGAAGATTGAATAAAACCTACCTTTGAAGTAAGCCATTTTACCTTCTTCGAGAATGATAGGAGAGCCCTTAACTGAAATAACCTTAAGCGCCATTTTTGATGGGTTTCTCTCAGGTTTCCCTTTGACCCACTTACTCCCCAGGAATTCAACCCCGGTCTCTCCAGGTTTAGCAGCACTACATTTAGCAACACTGATCTCCATCCCCATACCTGAGATAACCTTTCCAAGCGCCTCCAGGTCTAGAGGTTCTGTACAGACAATAAGATTATCATCACCATGCACCAACATGCTGTGAACAATCTCATTTTTACCTAGGATGGTTAAAGCATATCTAAGAATCAACAGATTAGACACACTACCAGCCATGTTAGTAAAGGATGACCCAGACGTAAGTCCTCTCTTCCGGAAAACTACCCCAACTAAAGGATACCAAAAAGGGCACCAAACTAAAGCTTGAATAAGCCCTTCAACGTAAGCCTTACAACGCGAATCCTCATTAAGAAACGGCATAAACAGAATCTGAAGAGCCGTGATAAGAATAATAGGATGTAACCGCCCATCGAACTTTGAAAAATCAATACTGTACCTATAGTACCGTTCAAGACTTAACATTCGTTCGCTAAGAAAAAGCTGCGACATACCTACAAGAACTGGGCACTTACCGATTATAGATGTAAAATAGGCAGTAAGTACAACAGAAAACCGCATCTCACAAGCTACCTGGTAAGCAGAAACGCCAAAGACGCATCTATAAGCAAGCTCATAAGTGTTTTTGACAGTAATTCGGAAGAAAACTACTGAAGGAAATCTGCAAAGCCCATCGATCTGTTGAAGATCGTATCCGTCTGAAAACGAAGAGTAAACTTTGATGATATCACCAACATGTTTACGCTTACTATCGAGATGAGGAGCACCAAAGTTAGCGCTCAGATTCGTCAAACTCAACAGCCTTGCAACGTTTGTCTCCGACTTAAGTTTAAAATCCTTGTTCGGCCAGACTTCTAG